ATATGCAAGCTAGAGACTTTCCCTTGTGAGGCTACTGTAATCAAATGGCTAAACAACCCTAGCAACCTATGTGGCGGGTCGCCATTCGTAAAGTTGTACGCCCGGGCTAGAGAGTTGCAAGCGGATGCCTATTTCGATTCCATTATCGATATCGCGGACGACACAAGCCGGGACATAATCACCCTGCCCCCGGAAGAGGGAGAGGAGGGGAACGGTAAGACTGTTTTAAACCCGGTGGCGGTTAGCAGGGCCAAGGTCCGAATAGATGCCCGGTTTAGATTGTGCGGAAAGCTTAACCCTAAGAAATATGGCGATAAGCTAGAGGCCTATATATCCGGGCCGGACGGGGGGCCAATCGAAACAACGGTTATTCCCGCTGATAGGTTAGACCGGAACGCCCGGGATAGATTGCGGGAGATACTGGCAACCGCAAAAGACATAACCCCGGAATAGAAAAAGGGCCGGAGGAATTAACCCCCGGCCCCTTGTGTTAGAGATAGCCTAGCATCCTATCCCGCTTCTCTAATGTTTCCTCTAGCAGCGCCTCTAAAACCTCAACCCTAGCGGGATTGGATTTAATATCGGCGGCCTCTAATAGGTTAGAACAGAATAGATACTGTTCTTTTTCCTTGCGCCAAGTTAAGGCGTTTTCGGCGGTGGCGAGGGTTTCCAGCTTTTCCAGAATTGTCATAGATCACCTATTGGCGCGAAAGGGAAAGCCGGGGTTTCCCCCGGCCTTAGTCTTTAGTCTTATATCGCGGTAAAGATTGCAGCGTTCGAATAACGCTCCCGGAAGAATTCGCTAGCCATTTGGCTGTTAGCTTGGAACCGCTCGCCATAGGGGCAGCGTTCCATCTTCCTAACCGGGCTATTCCGTTTATTATGCTTATCTTTAAACAAGGGGCGTTGGCCGTCCCTTTTGATCACCCGGGAAAGGTAAATCCCAAGGTCACAATCTTCCTCGAGATAAGCGCAAACAGCGCCGCGCTTATCGACCCCGAAATAGCTGTAGCTAGAAAAGTCATGATAGATTGAAAGTCCCAGGCGGGACAATTCATCTAGTGGAACCTCTAGCCAAGCGTGGGCGGGGTCAGAATAGAGTGTAAGGGTCATAGTCATATTTCGATTCCTTATGAGATAGAGAGAAAGGCCGGGTTATTAGCCCGGCCCGATTGTTAGGCGTATAGCCGCTCGAATTTATCGGCTATGTCCATAGCTGGCTCTAGAATTTCGTGAACCTCGTAGCTGATAGAGTAATCGGCTATCGTGTCCCAACCGTCATTCCCATAAACCAGCTTAACCGCGCCAACCTTGTGCGGCCCCTTATGAAAGAAAATTGTTTCCTCGTCGGTGGCTCGCAAGGCCTTATAGGCCTTTGTTAGGTTAGTCTCTTTCTCTACCTCGAATTCGCCGTCCCAACCGCCGCCATTGTCTATAGTCACGCTATAACCTTTTGTTATTGCGCTTTTAACAATCGCTTTGGCTATACGGGTTTCGATATTGATACGAGTCTCTAGGTTCATTGTCTTAGCCTTTAGTCGATATCAGGAAAAAGCCGGGGTTTCCCCCGGCCCGGTTGTTTAGACGCGGCCCCCGCCCTCGCCCGTTAGCATGTCCAGTAGAGCGAATGCATCTTTATAGATGATTATGTGTTTCTCTATTGGCCCAAACTTTGCGCGCAACCAGCTGGGGTCATCTTCCTGATATTCCGACTCAATGGCGGCCAGTTGTGCCTGTACCGCCTTGCGAGTCTTGCCTATGAGCGAATAGCACTTTGAATCGTCTAAACGCTCGGCGGCCCAATAAATCAGCTTTGGCATTGTGTTAACCTTTTCTTAACGTAGGAACGGCTCGCACCCGGACGGGTTGCCCCGGCGGGTTGGCGAATCGTTCACTTATCAAACAGCCTGTACAGGTTATTCGGTTGCATGGCCGATTGCCATATAGCAATTAGTCGTACGACTAAAGTATAAGCCGGTCTTTACCGCTATCTAGCAGCACCCCAACCCGCTCGGGCCATATGCCCCTAGGAGGCCCTAGGTTGCCCCGTGGCGGCTATGGCGGTCCGCCGCACCATGACCCTCGGGGCATGGCGGTTTGCCAGTCTGGGAGCGTTCCGCTATGCGGCACAACTAGGGGAATTGATTACAGGTAATTAGCGCCGCCCATATTGGCCGCAATCTTTACAGGTAATCATTACAGGTAATTTTTATGGTTAACGCCGATAGGTTGGCCGTAATGTTTACAGGTAAATGTTACAGGTAATTATTATAGGTAATCATTAACGATAATAGTTTGCGGTAATGTTTCTCGGTAATCGCAAGAGGCTTTCAAGGTACCCCGGAGACCCCCTCCCCACCCCCTAATTCACTGGTATGGTATAACAAGGTAAAGGTGCAAATCCCCAAAACGCCATACGTCTATTTTTAGAAATTGCCCAAGGGTGTCCCTTTTTAAATTTCTTACGGGTCCCCTATCGATGCCCAAGTGTTTCACATGAAACAGGGGGGTGGGTCCCTTTTTTACATCGGCATGGGTCCCCTTTTGGGTCCCTACCCCTATACCCCCCTATATAGAGATAGCGCCTACGGGTCCCCTGACGGCTTGTCGCGCCAAAGAAATGGGCCGCCGGAGAAGCCCCGACAGCCCGTGTTGTTACCTACAAGGATTTCCATGACACCCAAAGAGGCCCATCTCTTTGAGTGAAATGAGTATAGCATGGGTCCCCTTAAAGGGTAGGGGTGCAGTAGTTAGATTATGGTATAAGGTTGGTTAGAGGGGTGGGGGTTAATATGCGTGTCTTGTCTATTGATGACCGGAAGATTGATTACGAGCGGCAGCTAGCGGAACTGGATCGGGCTGACTGTGAGGAAAGCCTGTACGAGTTTTTGAAGAATTCGTGGAAGTATATTGACAGTGTGCCATTCACGGATGGTTGGCCTATTGAAGCTGTGGCTGAACATCTTGAGGCTGTGGCGCGAGGTCAGATACGCCGTTTGATCATTAACATCCCGCCTCGTTGCGCTAAGTCATCGCTGACTTCAGTGGCTTTTCCTGCTTGGGTTTGGGCGCAGTCGCAGCGTGGTCCGACGATTGGACCGGGGACGCAGTTCCTTCATGCCTCGTATGCCCAACAGCTTTCTCTTCGTGACAGTGTGAAGTGCCGCCGTCTGATTGAAAGCCCGTGGTATAGGAAGTTGTGGGGTGAGCGGTTCAAGCTGACGAGTGACCAGAACACAAAATCGAGGTTTGATAATGACAAAGGCGGCTCACGGCTCTCGACCTCTGTCGGGTCTGCACTCACGGGTGAAGGCGGTCATATCATCGTGGTCGATGACCCGAATGCGGCACAGGAAGCTTTCTCGGAAGCCACCATTGCATCTACCATTGAGTGGTGGGATGCGGCTCTTTCCACCCGCTTGAACGATCCCAAAACTGGCGCGTTTGTTGTTATTCAGCAGAGATTGTCTGAGGAAGACCTGACGGGCCACATTACGTCCAAAGATGAGGGCGAGTGGACGCATTTGTGTCTGCCAATGAAGTATGAGTGGCAGCGTCACTCCTATACGTCTTTGGGCTATGACGCAGACGGCGATGAAATCGTTTGGAACGACCCGCGTGGGTGCGTTGAGGATGACGAAACGGGTGAATTAATCCCGCTTGTTCAAGTTAATGATGACGGAGAACGCATTGCGATCTCTTCAGAAGCTCAAGAAGTTTTGGAGGAAGAGCGTGAGGGATCGCTTCTATGGGAGGAGCGGTTCGGGATCGATGAAGTTAATATTCTGGAGAAGCAACTTGGCCCGTGGGCATCAGCGGGTCAGCTTCAACAGAGGCCAGAACCCAAAGGCGGTGGTATTATCAAGTCCGACTGGTGGCAAACGTGGCAGGAGCCTGAGTACCCTCCGATGGATTACATCATTGCGTCTCTCGATACAGCTTACACGACAAAGACGGAAAACGATTTCTCAGCGATGACGGTCTGGGGCGTGTTTACCAAGTCCGCAACAGCCCAAATTACCCGTTCTGTGGCGCGGCATGGCGAAGTTATCTCCCATATGGAAATAACCCGTGACTATGTTGATAAGCAAAGCCCGAAAGTCATGATGATGTATGCATGGCAAGCGCGGCTTGAGCTGCATGAACTGGTCGAAAAGGTCGCCAAAAGCTGTCGGCAGATGAAAGTTGACAAGTTAATCATTGAAAATAAGGCCGCAGGGTATTCAATTGCCCAAGAATTGCGCCGTCTCTACGGACATGAGAACTTTTCCGTGCAATTGGTTGACCCTAAAGGACAAGATAAGCTGTCACGACTGTATTCCGTCCAGCATTTGTTCGCAGAAGGCATGATTTTCGCGCCAGTTAGAGGCTGGGCCGACATGGTCATCGCCCAAGTGGGTACATTCCCCAAAGGCAAACACGATGACTTGGTGGATACGGTTTCACAATCGATCCGGCATCTGCGCGATCTGAACTTGCTGGTCAGAGCGCCAGAATTGATCCACGATGTGGAAAGCAATATGGCATTTAAGTCGCAAAAAGAGGATGTTCCCCTTTACCCGATCTGACTTTTATGTCAATGTAACCTTTACATGTTTACAGGGGGTTAACATGATCACCAGACGTTTTGTATTAACCGGACTTGTTGCGGCTCCAGCCATTATTGCAGCCGACAAGCTCATGAAAGTTCATTCCCTGCCGGAACGCTATGCCACGGTCTACGGCGTTGGCTGGGATTTAGAAGTTATTGAGCATCCGATCTGGCAGCCAATGTCTGTCGCCTACTTTGGCGGGACCCCAGCTATCGACCAATTCCGTGAAGTAACGGATTGGGTTTACGCCTTCCCGGTTGAGCCAATGCCTAAACCTATTCGCCCTGCTTATATGCGAGCCACAGAGATTATTGACCCAATTCAACGTCTGCGGGACAGGTCCAACCGTCCCTACGATGAAAGAGACACAAGTGTGCGCTACCGCCTAGCAGAAGACATGGGAGCCAGCGCACAAGTTGACATCTGGGACCCGGGTCGTGCTGCCAAAGAAGACCTAAAGCCGTATCGGGCTGAGTATGATTACGTCATTCATAGCCGCAAGCTTGGGCGAGATGAGGCATGAAGTGGGA